ATCTTAAATTCCTTAGCCATTCCTTTACATGCAACGTACATATCATCAATCTCGTCTTTCCTTTCAGTAAATTTATTGGAAGGTGGTCGTAGGTAATCGATGTAGTCAATTACTACCATATCAGGTTTAATGTCTGCATCAATGCACTTTTGAATATGGGCTTTCAAGGTTGCTACAGAGGCTGCTTTAGGCGGATATTCTTTTACTACTAGCTTACCGGCCAGACCTTCTACTATGCTCTCAACCTCAGGTCTATGATGCTGGACTTCTTCGATTGAATGCCCGGTAAAGTAGCAGTCAAATCGTTTACCAACGTAATCCTGTCCTAATTCTAGAGTATAGTAAATGACATTGTAACCCATCTTAACTGCGTGAGCTGCCATTGCAACCATCATCCAAGATTTACCTCCACCTGGATTACCGAATACGATACCTAAATCACCAGCTCCAAAACCCCCTTGGGTTAATTGGTTCAACATAGGCCAGGGAGTAGGAACAGTGGGGCGATAATCCTCCCGGTAGCGGGTCTCAATATCCTTATTATATTCGTGCCCAATATTCCTATCCTGTCCAGCCTTCAACGCGTTATCAATCAAGTGACGGATTGAATCATAATCACCTGAGTTTAGAAGGTCAACTGAATTTAGTAGGGCTGTTTTTAATTGCTGGTTCTTACAGAAGGCAGTAAATTCTTCTTCTACATACTGAAGTTCATCATCTGAATGTCGGTAAGCTTCTTTAATCTGCTCAACAATAGAGGTCTTAAGTACGTCATTATCAATTTTTTTAACTTCTACCTTAAGGGTATCCATTGAGATGACTGTATGGTACTTATTCCAATATCTGAGGATCTCATTAATGATCCATTTGTGAGCAGGGTTTGGAAAATGCTCATCCGATAAAATGTCGTAAATGTTCTGAACGAATTCTTTTCTGGTTAATAATGCTCCGATTGTCTTGACTTGAAACGCCGGGCCGTAATCGGTTAATACTTTTAGTGATGCCATCTTTATAACTTCTTTTTATAACTTGTTTTAATTAATATACGAATTTAATCTTTATAAATCCACTTATACCCTTGCGAGTTGTAAGCTTTTCCTTTTTTTTGACTCCTTGTACAGGTATTTTGAATTAAGTACCTGTTGAACCCTGCTGCTTCAACTGAAAAAAGCCCGGAGTATTCTTGTAGAATTTCTCCTGTTTCTTTATCTAATTGCAAAATTATCTTTCTCCTATTCACACGTGGCTTTCCTGAATGTGCTAAGCTCATCTTCCTCTTTACCTCTTCGCTTTTTTTGATTCCTTTTTGTGCTTCTGAGATTTTTTTTCGTGTCTCTTCAGATGTAGTGTGTCCTTTTAGTGCTTCGGATCTTTTTTTATTTGATTCTTCAGACACAGGAGGAAGTTTTCTTCCTCTGTTTGCTTTTGAGATTTTAGCTTTATGCTCTTCTGATAAAGGTTTTCCCGTCCTGTGCTCTGTGGGTGTTAATGTTGCAGTTCTATTATAAAACTCCGGACTTGTATGTGCTTGAAATTTATTAATCCAGTAAAGTTCTCTTTCTCGCAATTCCTCTATAGTAGTGCATTCTTCTAAAATTTCTTTTTTAAAGTTGCTTTTTCCATACTTTGCAATTGCTTTTTTTAACACCGTTCCTGATCCTAAGTACCAAGGCCTGTTGTGCGTATCTAATCCGACATACTTTTTGCCGTTTACTAGATTTGTTGTTAAGTAGATAACCATCTCTATTATAAATAGACTCTACTAGCCTTTCTGGTGTCGACTTTTTTAGAAAATTAAACTTACTTTAGTATCTATACTTGCTCACCTCCTCTGTTGATTTTTTTGATTTTGTTATATAACCACAAATTGATTCCCTTTGTTGGTTTGTATTCCCAATGCTCATCTAACATTTCAAATCCTTCTTGGCTTACTCTATTCCACCTATGCAGCAAAACAAATTTGATATAAGTTCTCATCCAATTAATCATTACTCACCTCCTCCGTAGGTTTCGTTGTAATAATCTTCAAAAGTTTTACTTGGATTCCAATTTTTAAACCCTTCAACCCAAGCATCTTCCAATTTTTCCTTCTCAATTTCTTTGCACTCTAACCAAATTCCATCAATAACAAAAGTAGTGATGGTTTTCTTTTCTTTAATAAGTTCATTTACCCTATTGTGAAAAATATCAACCGCTGTTTGGTTATTGGTGGTATTGTTACCTCCTTTCCTGCATTCCATACCCATTTTAGACATTGATTCCATAAGTGATTTATGTTCTTCGGATCCGTTATCCATCCCAATGACACCGAAATAATCATCTTCATCGTGGTCAAAGTTTTGGGTTAAATAGTTAATTAATTCAGGGCTTACATTTTCGGTGTTAATAGCTACCCCTGTGGGCTGTTTTACTACAACTGGTGTTGTTTGTTTGTTGTTTTCCATTCTTTTATCGTTTAAAAATTTATTTAGTGTTTCGTTTGTTTCATTGTTTAATGCTTCATCAAGTTTGTTTTCAAGTTTGTTTAAGTCAAAGCTCATTGCTCACCTCCTCCGTAGGTTTCGTTGTAGTATTGTTCGAAATCCCATTCACCCATAACACCACCATCTCTAGTTGTCATCCAATCATATTGACGGTATTTGTAATATGACTCAATTGCTCTTTCTTTCATCATTTTATTTATCTCCTCATCAGTTGGTAGTTCAATGGGTGTTAAGTTTAATTCTTTCAATATTTCATCAGTTGAAGTTTTATATTCTTCACTGTAAATTGAAATGACCTTTTTTAAATCTGCTTCTGTGTATAGTTTCATTTCTCACCTCCTCCGTAGGTTTGTTCGTAGTATTGTTCACCAGTTATTGGTAATGTACTTTCAGGATAATCAATTCCATGAACTGTTCCTTTGTTGTATGCAGTTTCAATTCTTTCTTTCTCCGTTTCTAAATACATATCCCAATTTACATTCATTCCTCTTGATTTGCATTCAATATCTAAGGCTTGAATAATTAGTTGTACTACTGTTTGCTGTTTATTATTTTCCATCTCCTTAGGTTCTGCCAAAGTTCTTTTTCTATTTTGACATCCGTTTTCATCACAATAATTCATTGTACATTTTTGTTCTGGGGTTTCACAAAAACCGTGTGGTGTTTGTTCTTTATTACTTGTCATTTTTCACCCCCTTCGGTTAGTTTGATAAAGCCCGTGTTTTGGTTTGCCCCAGTGATACGGATAAAATCCACTTCAATCTTTGCCGAATTGATAATTACTTGGCTTACATCCGCCATCGTTTTTGCCGTTTCAATGTCAATGTCACCATCTTTTAAGCGTTCTAAAACTTCAAATAAGTGGTCACGCACATCGTTAATCTTGTTTCTTGCCATGTTTTTTTATGTATTTTGTTATTTCTCGTTTGATATTGATTGCATCTTTGATTTCCTTCGGGTACTTCATTGGGTGGTGTTCCTTCATGAAGTGCATTTTGTCCACCATCTCCAAGTTACTGATGTCGCAATTCTTTTTGTTTCCATCCTTAAACACAATGTATTTGAATGGTGGGATTTTGCCGTTGTGTTGTTCCCAAGTTAATCGGTGAAGGGGTTTGTACCCCTGCTCTGTTTTAATCGTTATAAAGTCCCTATAACTGCTTAAATGCCCTATCGGATGATAGTTGTGTGGGCGTTGCCCTTTAACAAATCGTGTTTCAGCCCCATTCAGCATTACACCCTTTGTTCCTTTGCACCAACTTGTGCATCCTTTTTTGAATTTAGGTAAGTGCTTGTGTGCGGTGTTTTTCAAATAACCCTGCCAAAAATCTTTGTCCTTTCTCAACTTGTTTTTGTATGCAATGTTTTTGATGACATTTGGTGTGCAATTAAACTTAACCGCCAAGTCCTTGTTGTGGGTTATGGGAAACAACAAGCGAAATTCATCCATTTCGGAATCAGTCCACACCTTGAATTGTTGCTTCGATTGCTTTGAAGATTTCATATGCTACTTGTGGTACAATTGCGTTTCCGTATGCTTTTATTGATTCGTTCCGCCACTTTGAAAAGGTAATTCCGTCCAATTCGGTGGGAAGCCCATCATCTCCCCCACAAATCGGGGATTGAGTTGGGAATTGCTCCCACCCGCTACGCAAATGCTCAATTCGTTTATTTTGTGTTGTTGGCTTGGGCTGTTCTCCTTTTGCTTCGCATCCTGACAAGTTGGTGTTGGCAACATCCCCTTGGTCAATCTTATAATCGTATCTGGTAGTGCCTCTCCATAACACTGCACTTTCCCCGTTGATGAAATTCTTTTGCCAGGTTTTGTATGACCTAAATAATCCCGTTGACATGGT